CTCCACTAATTCGATAACCGTAATAATCGCTTGCAGTGCCAGTGTATCGCTGCAACTCAGCAATCGGATTGTCAAAAGAAGAGGTGATTCTAAATCTTGGCGTCCCAGCACCAGTAAGACCAACATCTAGCTTCGCACTCGGCGTAACCCCCACGCCCAGCCCCGTGGAGTTCAGGGTCATGGCGGTGCCAGCGACTCCGCCGACGTTCGACCAAGTGGCAGTTCCATTGCATGCAATGGCATACCGCGTAACCTCTCCGAGTGTATTGTCGTAACTACGGAAATTGACGATGTTCGTCGATCCGTTGTCATTCACATACACCTTCAATCCCTCAACCGCAGAAGCCTGACGGATATCCAGTTTAGCAAGGGGACTGGTAATTCCAACACCAACCCGATCATTCGCCGAATCCACCTTCAGGGTGCTGGTGTCCACCGTCAGATCGCCGGTGATGGTGGCGGAGGCGAGGGTGGCGGTGCCGCCGGCCCCGAGGATCTGGTTGCTGGTGATCTTCTTTGTGGTGCCCGATGCAGCCATGGTCGTGTCACTGACATCGACAATGGGAAGGACATCCACCGCGGGATCGACGGTCGTGATCGCCGTCAGTGCTGTGATCTTTGTATCTGCCATAAACTGTTAGTTAGCTTGAATGATGAGTTTGCCACTGTCCTCTTGCAGCAGGAACGACGCGTCCTCCAACAAGACGGAATCGAAAGTCCCAAACGTGATGACGATCTTGTCACCATCCTCCAGCAGGACGAAGAAGTTGTCCTCCTGAAGCAGATCCCGGCGCAGGATAGGTAGATCGCCAGGGGTAACACTACCCCCTCCGTTCGATACCAGTCGTGTGCCGAGAGCGAGTGTCACGAGTTGATCACGCCATTGAAGGCAATCACCTGACCGCTAGAAATCTGGAAGCTCGTGATCGGTCCCGGCAGCGTGATGCCAGCGGGGATGGTCGCAGTGGACCAGGATCCGCTGATGTTGCCACCGGTGATCGAGCTGAAGGTGGTCGGGGCGATCGTGGTGATTGCCACGAACGGGCCAGTGGTCAGCGTGGTGGCGGTCACGAGCTGGAAGCCGCCCTGTCCCATCGAATACTCGATGGCCTGATTAGATACGTCGCTCATATGTCCCAAATCTTGCGAATCTGATTCTTGGTGAAAGTGCTCTCGAAGCGGGATCCTTGGCGGTCTTCCAACCGGCTGAATCCCTTCTTCACTTGGTCCTTGAGTCCCGGCTCAGAAGCAAAACCGGTGACCCCGAAGCGGGCCACCGGCTGTCGCTTCCACCGCTTCCCATCAAGGACAACAGAGTCGGTGCCCATCGGAGCGATGTGCTCGATGCACTGACCATTGTTCTCGAAGGTGTAGATCGGCATCTTAGGACTCCATCTCGCTGTCGTAATCCGAAGCCATCTTCATCATGGACTCCTTATCCATGGGCTTCTTGGAGTACATCTCCTTGTCGTCCTTGTTCTCGTACTCGGCAGGCATGCCGTTGACGCTGCGGATCTCGACGTAGGCTTCTCCGTTCTCCAGCTTCTTGAGAACGCCGCGAACATCGTCCAAAACCACTTCATCACCAACCTCGGGCATAGCCTGTTGGCCATCCTCCATATCGGTGGAAAGGGCCTCGACTGGAATCGAAATCATGGGCGCATTGTTGTCAGCCTCTTCGCATCCGCAAGCGGAATGAGAAGAAGGGGCACCACCATTACGATGATGCCCCTTCGGGCTGACGGCGATCACCATGATGGTGGCCGTCTTTGGTCGCATATTACAGCGTGGTCGAGGTCTTCGTCCGATGCACCAGGTACCACACCGGGTTACCGGTGGAGCCGGTGTTACCAGCGGCCAGACGCAGGGCGGCGAAGTACAGCTTCACACCAACGGTGACGAGCTGGTTCAACGGATCCGACTTGTCAGGGGTGTCGGTGATCACGATGCGCGGGGACAACGGATCATCACCGGTCAGAGCAGGGATACCGAACGACTCGTTGCCGAAGAAGAACGAGGCGATGATGTCCTTGCCAGCGGCCAGACCACCACCCGCGGCGGTCGCCTGATACACGAACTTGTCGTTCTCGGTGGCCGAGCCGGTGCTGACGAACGAGTTGGTCTGGGTGACCACGCGGCAACCGTAGATGGAGCCGACCTCGCCCTTGTAGAACGGCTGGCCCTTGTTGCCGTAGTTCGACGCGTTCAACCAGTCGCTATCGCGCATGAGGTCGCGGGCCACACGAGGATCGGTGGCCAGGACGTAGCCGCCGTTGATCAGCGGGGCTCGGTTGCGCTTCAGGCGGGTCATGGAGTCGAGGACAGCCGAAGCGGTCATCGTGGTGTTGGCAGCGGTCGTATCGGCGTTCAGGCCCACGAAGCTCTGAGTGGTCAGAGTAGCGGGGTTACCGTACACGCAGGTACCACCCGAGGCAGCGGCGGTACCGCAAGCGTCGGAGTTGTCGAACGTACCACCACCCTCGGCGGCGGAACCGATGGACGAACCGCTGGCGGTCAGGTTGGAGCCAACCAGCACGTTGCGGATCACGGAGTCAACCCAGAGGGCCATATCCAGACCGGAGGTCTTGGTGGCCTGCTGCATGGAGTTGAACAGGTCGGTGGCGCGGAGGATGTCGGTCAAACCGATCACCTGACCGTACTGAGCCAGCGACTTGCTCAGGCTGTTGAGGGCCAGAGCGCGGTAGTTGGCGGAGCTGATCGGGGTACCCTCAGAGCTGATGGTCTGAACACTGCCAACGCTCGGCGGTCCGAAACGGAACATCGAGATGGCCTTGTTACCATTGTTCTTGGGGATCGGAGCCTTCATGGAGAACTGATCGAGGATCGTCTCCTGCTGAACGATGGAGAGCAGCTCCTTGCTGAAGTAGTTCTGGAACTGGCTCGTGAGCGTGGTTGAAGTAGTAACGGGCATATTTGAGTTGTGGTTGTGCTATCAGTTTTCGTCCCGGTCGAACGCCCTCGACGCTTTCAACAGCGCCTCCCTCTGCTCCTTGAGAGACAGCTTCGAGAAATCTTTCTCCTCAGCCTTGGGTGGTTGTCCTGCCGGAACGCTTTTGCCAATAGCGGTCTTCTGCTGGAGCTTATTGAGTTGTTCCTTCAGAGCCTTGTTCTCGGCCTCGATCGACTGAGCCTTGGACGCAGTGTCCTGGAGCTTCATCAACTCCACCGCATGGACAAGTCCATCGGGCATTGATGTCAGCATCGGCACCTTCTGGAGCAGTTCGACAGTACGTTTGTACTCGGGGCTGTTCTGATCCTTCAGCCAAGTCTCCTTCTCGGACAACCGTGCATACGAATCAGACCATGCCTTTGCGAACTTCTCCTGCTGCGCCTTCTGCTGTCGCTCCGTAGCAGCTTTTCGGACTCCATCAGCCTTGGCTCGCGCTGCCTTGGCCAACTGAGAATCGCCATCGGCATCGAACTCCTTGGCCGCAGCCTCGTAGTCCTCCGCCGTGTAGCCCTTCTCATCTCGGAAAGAATTGGTCTCGGCAGTCTTGGATTGCTCCCGCTGCTTGCTCCACTCCTCCCTTTCCCGCCTCACCGCCTCGCGCTCGGCCTTGAGGGCCTCCTTCTCAGCGTTGATTTGCTCCCAGGTCTTCGCCTTTCGGTTCTGTTCCTGAGCGAATTTGCTGCTCTTGTCCTTCGGCTCCGCCTTCTTCTCGGCCTTCGCTTCGGGCTCCGCTTTCGTGCCTACTTCCTGCTCGCCACCATCGACCTCTTTGCTGGCCGAATCCTCATTTGAGGCTTCGCTCTCAACCGGAGCCGTCTCATTGGTACTTGGAGACTGCTCCTTGGGCTGGCTGTCGATATCGACACCGGCATCGTAGTCGTTGGCCAAGGCGAGCATCGCATCGGCACTCAGTGTATCATCTGCCATATTGTGCTTTTACTCGTTTGCTGGTCCGCACAGACCAACAACCGCAACTTTGATCCTATGTGTTCGTGGCAGAATCCGGATCATCTTCCTGCCCCGTAATTGATTCTTGATCGGCCATCATCTCGATGACCTTCACAAGACTGGCCTGACCCATTGCAAAGCCCGATGAGTATTGCAAATGGTTTCGGTCAGTTATGGCTGAAGCGTTCTGCATCAGAACGGTATTCAGCAGAGCGTCTTTGAAGCGTTTGCCGCTATCGCTCTTGAAGAAGTTGCTCAGTGCGTTGGCATCCTCCTTGCGCCAAGGAAGCGGATTCACCCAGCACTGATGTCGGCCAAAGGTCCAAGCAGCGCGGACTCGTGCGATGATGGAGATCATGGTTACTTTGACGCCTTCTTCCGACCCGCGGCCTGACGGCGCATGAACTCCGCGGCACCGAGATTCTTGCGACCGATCCACGCGGCGAGGGCCTTGGGATCATCGGCACCTTCTTTCTTGAGCTGGGTGGCGAGCTTACTGAACTTGGATTTCTTCTTCATGTTAGGAAATGGGTCACCACGATTTGCATGACCAATGCCTCGGCGTGGTCTTGTCCGTAGCCGTATCGCAGTTATGCCGCGCACGGAAGTTCTTCCGACGCTCCGGATCGTCCCGCTTGATCTCCATATTCGGATCACCGAATCGGACCTTGATCACGGTACCCTTGGGATTGCGAACATACACCGCCTTCTTCTTCTTCTCTCCAGGAGTGTAGAAGGGCTTGTTGAGCGCTACCTTCTTGCCTTGGTATTCAGCCATATCATTCGCCTCCGAACAGCGGTGTTTCCTGAATCTCCTTGAGATCTGACACAGCGGGCTTCTTCCGCTGGAACCGGACCTTCGGAGCCACGCCTTCCTCAAGCGCCTGCAAGCCTCCCGGCTCGATCTCCCGCGGGGTAGCCGGCGCGACGTTGCATTGGACGACGGTTCCTTCGGTGAGCGGTATCATAACCTTCTTGGCCTCGAATTCGCCGCACCAGTCGTTGGCATTGAGAGTAGGCCAACAACTAGGTCTCCCAGCGGGCGGGAACCTGCGGCAAGTCCCGTCCACACAATAGAACCGGCAATCCTTACAGGTCACGGTGATCATCCTTGTTACATCACGGGAGCTTCAGCAACCGGAGCCTGTTCCGCAGGAACCGGAGCGGCTAGCATGCCCGTGCTCTCGAAGAACTTCTGGATCTCCTTCCGCAGCTTCCGCGCCTCGTTCGTGGCCACCTGCTCGTAGCCCTGGAGCAGGCTATCGATCCGCATCATGAACGCGTTCTTGCTCACCGGGCTCAACTGCTGGCCCTGCTGCATCGCACCATTCAGGTACTGCATCAGCACCCCGATCCGACCCGCGTAGTTCTGGCCGGGCTTGGCCGGCACCGGAATGCCCACAAGCAGCGTCGGGATCGTCTTGGTCTCGTCCTCAAGCTCGTCCGCCGCCTTCTGGCCCGGATCCCGGAGCAGCCGCTTCACGAGACTCGGGTCGTCCAGCTCCATGATGCTCTTGTCCAGCTCCACCTGATCCACCCAGGGCGAGTTCATGAACAACTGCTTCCGGTTGATGGCCTGCTGGATCATCATCTGCCGGCTCACCATGTCCATGCCGCCCTTCGGCTCCAGCTCGTACTGATCGTGCAACGCGATCGGGTCCGCCTCCAGCGAGTCCTCCGCGAACCGATACCGCAAGCTCTTGGCATCGTACTGGATGTAGAGACCCCACGCCTGACGGTAGAGCTTGCCCAGCGCCATGCGGAACAGCCGCGCCCGGAGATCGCCGCTCTGCATCGCCTGAGCGTTGATGCTCTGGATCTCGGTCGCGGTACGGCGATCGCTGCCACCGCTCATCACCGTGGACATCCCGTAATCCGGGCTACCGATCCGGTTCTCAGCCACCGCCCGTGTCTGGTTCAGTTCCTGATCGAAGCTCACCGGAGGCTGCGGCATCTGCACCGGAGCCACGCCATACGGCAAAATCTGCCCCGGCTGGAACCGCAGATTGATGCTATTCGGCAGCTCCCGCTCCGCACGGAACAGCGGGCGGTTATACAGCGTCATCGCGTCATGCTTATGATTCCA